GTGCAACAACTGTTGGTGTGGATACTGGTGGTGGTTCTGCTGGTGCTGGTGGTGCAGCATATAATGTCGGTGACATTGTACACTTCCAAGAAGCAAATGGACAAGAGTATGAAGTAACTGCAATTTCAACTGATACACTAACAATCAGAAGAAAAGATGACCCACAAGGTAGAGGTCTTACTACTGCTCTTGCAGCCGCAACAAATGTTAGAAGAAGATTTAGATTTTACGATTTCTTCTCTGGTGCGCCTGGGACATCAACATTCGCTGCTGACAGAAACGTAAGTACAGATGAACTTCATATTGTGGTATATGATAAAACTGGTGATATTTCTGGATTTAGAGCAGATACCGCTGGTCAAAGAGGTAACTCTGTTCTTGAAACATTTGCATTTGTATCTCAACATCCAAACGCAAAGACAACTCAAGGTAACGCAAACTTCTACCCAGATGTAATTTTTAGAACATCTGAGTTTATCTACTGGTTAGACCACCCATCTGTATTATCAAATGCTGGAACAGTAAGAACTTCTGGTCAAGCATATGCAACTGGAACTGGTACAACTGGTGAAATGGACTTTGCATTAACTGGTGGAACAGATGACTATGCAGCTACAGTTGGTGAATTAGGAGATGCGTTTGATAGATTTGATGACGCAGATACAGTTGATATTAACTTATTAATTGGTGGTTCAATGCCTTCTGGTACAGATGGTGTTACTCATGCAACTAAGTTGATTGATATTGCAGAAAAGAGAAAAGACATTGTTGCATTTATCTCACCAAGACGAGCAGATGTAGTCAATGTTGCAGACTCAAATACTGCAACTTCAAACATTATTACATTTTACGACCAACTTGCAAGTTCATCATATGCAGTATTCGATAGTGGATACAAATATATGTTTGATAAATTCAATGATGTATTTAGATTTATACCATTGAATGGTGATATTGCTGGTCTTTGTGCAAACGTAGACACAGTTGCAGACCCATTCTTCTCGCCTGGCGGTTTTAATAGAGGTCAAATTAGAGGTGCAGTTAAACTTGCATACAATCCTACTAAAACACAGAGAGATGATTTATATCAAGCACGAATTAATCCAGTTGTAACATTTCCAGGCGAGGGTACAATCCTCTTTGGAGATAAGACTGCATTATCAAGACCAAGTGCATTTGATAGAATTAATGTTCGTAGATTGTTTATTCTTCTTGAAAAATCAATCGCAACAGCTGCTAAGTTCCAACTCTTTGAGTTCAATGATGAATTTACAAGAGCTCAATTTAGAAACTTAGTTGAACCTTTCTTGAGAGATATTCAAGGTAGAAGGGGTATTACTGATTTCTCTGTAGTTGCAGATGGAACTAATAATACTGGTGAAGTAATTGATAGAAATGAGTTTGTTGCAGATATCTTCATCAAACCAGCTCGTTCAATTAACTTTATCCAACTTAACTTTGTTGCAGTACGAACTGGTGTTGCATTTTCAGAGATAGGGGGATAAACAATGAGTCAGAATATTAATACATTTAGAGCAAAACTTGCTGGTGGTGGTGCGAGAGCAAACCAATTTAAGATTACTTTTACATCGCCTGGTCTTGCTGGTGTTTTCCAGAAAAACATTCAGCATTAATTAGAACTGGTCAACTGCCTGGCTCTTCTATAGGTGAAGTTGTTGTACCATTTAGAGGTAGAAATTTATATCTTGCTGGTGACAGAGAGTATGAACCTTGGACAACCACAGTATTGAACGATACTGATTTTGCTGTTAGAAACATTGTTGAAAGATGGCAAAACGGTATGAATGACTTTACTACTGGTGAGGGTGCAACTGCTGTTACTGCTTATACTGCTGATATCACAGTTCAACAACTTGATAGAAATGATGCAGAAGGTAGTTCTCCACTAAAAGAGTATAAGTTAATCAACTGTTTCCCACAAGCTGTGGGTGCAATTGACCTAAGTTATGATGCAACTACTGAAATCGAAACTTTTGATATTACTTGGAGATACACTCACTTCTCACCAAGTGGAATCTAAACTCCCTAAATAGTACAAAAGGAGTTTCTATATCATGGCAGAACTTTTCGGTTTTCGCATTACTCGTAAAAAAGATGAGGCAGAGTCATTTACTCTGCCTTCATCTGATGACGGAACAATAGATATCGCTGGTGGCGGTTTCTATTCTTCTGTTTATGACGCTAATGGGAAAGACAAAACTCAATACGATTTAATCAAACGATATCGTAATATTTCTCAACAACCAGAATGTGATAGTGCAATTGAAGATATCGTAAGTGAAGCGATTGCAGCTAACGAACTTGATGCACCTATATCGGTGTCTCTTGACGGTCTTAATGTATCTTCTAATGTTAAGAAGAGAATTAGACAAGAATTCGATAGAGTATTACAACTATTACAATTCCAAGAAAAAGGACATGACATCTTTCGTAGGTGGTATGTTGATGGTAGAGTATTCTATCATAAAGTTATTGACAAAAAAGACCCAAGAAAAGGTATTACAGAATTAAGATACATTGACCCAAATAAAATTAAAAAGGTCAGAGAGAAAATATCTGGAAGACCTAACCCATTAAATGGTGTTAGTGAAAAACAAAAAACAGAAGAATATTACATCTATAGTGAAACTGGTGTAATGTCTGGTGGTCAAAATGATAGTGGTCTTAAAATTACAAAAGACTCTATAAGTTATTGTCCATCTGGTTTAACTGACCAGACAAAAGGTAGTGTTTTATCTTATCTACACAAAGCAATCAAACCAGTAAATCAACTGCGAATGATTGAAGATAGTCTTGTTATTTACAGAATATCAAGAGCTCCAGAAAGACGTATCTTTTATATTGACGTTGGTAATCTACCAAAGAT